ATCAAAAACTTTTTTACCTCTTACTTGCACTGTTAGCTGTGGCACTCCACGCCACATTCCTTCTTTGTCATAACCGTAGTGAGCGCAAATGTAGCAAATACCATCAAGCCTATGTGCTGAAGTCCAGTTTGACATAGAAGCAACCAGCATAGGGTCTGCTGTTTGTGATGCAGCCCCATGATGTAGGTTCATAACATATCTATATTTAGCTGTGGGATCAGTTCCAAAAGTACCGCCAGTAAGATTTAAACTATTTGTTCCATTTTGTGAAACTGTATTTAAAGACCCACTACCTGAAGCTATCTTATCTGAACCAATATAGCCACCGTTTCTAAATCTTGCAGAATCGGTTAATGGGTTGCCGTCCAATTCAATTGTTTTGCCTAAAATCTCATCACACTCACCGACTGACAAAGCATAAACAACATACATATCCCTTGAGTCATTAGCATTTACATCCATGTAAATAATTTGTGCGCCTACTCTTCTTGTTCCGTAGATAACTGGGATTTTTCCACCCATAGAAGTCTTGTTAGCAAGTATGTCTTGACCCTTTGCAAGCATGTTTCTTGCTTGCAAGAATCCTTTTACTCCTACTGCAAGTGTTGCTGCCTGCAATGTAAATTGAAACGGATTGGCTTTAGCATAAGCAACAACTGCCTTTCCAACGTCAACAAAAAATTTACCAACTGCTGACCAAAAACTCATTACATTCCCCACCTAACATCTTCTTTAACCTGACCAGCAAATTCCATACCCCTATCACCTGAGCTAAATGATTGCTGAGATTCATCAGAAAAATGCCTGCCCTTTGTTAAATTCCAATTAGCCCAATGAGAAGCCACTATTAAAGATAATGTTGAACTATCTATTGTTTCTTGTATTGATACGCTTCTTATTTGACCAGTAAAATAATTAATAGCACCAACAATGCTTTCATTTGCATCGAAGTAAGCTAAATAAATTTCAACTGTCTTATCTGTAAATTGACCGCTTTGAACCAATGACCTTACCTGATCGGTAATATTGGAAAATCCAAGCGTTAATTCATTAACTTCTAGTTTTCCTGTTTCAACAATTGAGTCAACTGTAAGAAAAGAACCGCCAGCTTCATAAGCGTTAGAATCATAACTTACGTTTGTGTACCAATCCGTGAGCCTAATGGTTGTTGATAAATTTAATTCAACCAAAAAAGCTGTCTTAGTAGCTGTAGATGATACTTGTGTTTGTAAAGCGGTAGATAGACTTCTAGGCATTAGGTAATAACCTCTCTAACATCAAATGAAATGCTGTAAAAACCGCTAGTGTCTGTTGAATACATGATTTCATTATTTTCAAGATAAACAGTAAAGCTAGGTTTGTTTACAGTAACAGCTTCATTGTCTGCAAGAGATGCTACTAAATTTGGTGATATGGTTACTGTTACTGCTCCACCTGATGCGTTTGCATCTTCAGAAACCATATAGACCTTTGTATGATTGGCAAATTTAATTAAATCGCCAGCCTTTAGCGCTCCTGTTGTTTGTGAAAATCCGTCTAATGCAATGGTGTTATCGCCTGCTGTATGTGCGCCAGCAACCAAAATATCTGTCTCAGATTTGCTTGAGCCTAAATTATCTAAAGGCGCTTGTATAGTAAAGTTTTCAAAAGAGCCTTTTTGTTTTTGTAAAAATGCAAATATCTCTTGTGCTTTTTCTTGCTTTAAAGGTGGCATAGCCACCGTAAAAGAAAAATATTGTGCGCCTATTTGCCTGACTTGTTTTTTGCCTGATAAAGTTTGATTAACTAGATTAGGTCTGTTGTCTTTAAAATTTAAAGTTCTAAAATTGGGATTGGTTGGAAATTGACCTGACATTAAACAACCCCCATTTTGCCTTGATTGTTCATGGCGTTATTTATTATTGATGTGATTAAACCTTTTCTTGATGCAAGCAACTGATCAAAACCAGCAGCATCAACTGTAGAAATATTAAAATTAACAGTGGCATTGCCACCCATTGATTGACCTTTTGTATGATCTATAACTGTTTCATTTGGATGCAATATTGCAGGAAAGCCACCTTTACCATCTACGCCTCCTGCTCTAATTCCCATTCCAGTAAATCCACCGCCATCTGCGCTAGGTGGTGATGTTGGAGTGGTTTTAAACATATTACCGAAGCCACCAAAAAAGCTTTCAAATGGAGCTAACAAATTTTTTATTACTAATTGCTGTATAGCAACCCTAATAAGCTGCTCAACAACATAAGCAGCAAAATCTTCAAATGCAAATTTACCAGTCTTTAAACCTTCAACAATAGAATTTTCAAAATTCTTCATACTATTAACAGCAATATTACCCATAGTATCGTCAACTTTTTTTAATTGTGAATGAAAATTAGCTAAAGCTGCAACCTGTATCTTTGTGCTTTTAACTCCTTCCAATGGGTCTTTGCCCTGCAATTCTTCCAGCAAGGCTTCTATTTCAATAATTCTCTCTTTTGCAGCATCTAGTGGTGTTAGTCCTGTTTCTAAATCTGCAAAAGTGTTATTAAAATTATCCATTGCACCATCAAGAAAACTTGTGCTTTCAGCAGCTTTATCAAGCATATCTTTTAAAGCAAACAGCTCAACTTTTAAAAATGATACCTGCTTATCTGTATCAATCATGCCCATAGCATTTCCCAGTTGGATAAAGTCATTTGCTAATGCAACTACAACCCCTTGCGCTGGTAGCAATGTAGCCCTTGTTAAAACATTCATTGCATCATTAAAGGCTTCAGCTTTTCTAATTGTGGTTTCGTCTATAACACCTGTTGCTGATGCAGCAAGTCTTTCCATTGCTTCAGAGCCTTCTCCAAGCATGACGGACATTTTTAAACCTGCTCTACCGAATACGTCAGCTAAAATTGCATTCCTTTCAAAACTATTTTCTACACCACCAAGCTTACGCATAAGCTCAAGAAAAACAGCTTCTACAGATTTGGTTTCACCGCCAGCGTTCTTTAGTGATATGCCTAGCTTGTCTAAAGTTCTACCAACTTCATTTGTTCTAAGAGAAGCCTGACCAACCATCTTAGAAAAAACCATCATTGATTTGTTAAACTCTTCAGTGGTCAAGCCTGATTGTTCTGCTGCAAATTGATATTCCTGCAAGAACCTTGTTGATAAACCTAACGAATCAGCAGTCTTGCCGATATTGTCAGCTAGTTGTAATGTGGTTTTAGCAAAATTAGCAATAACTCCAACCGCAAAAACACCTGCTAATGCACCCTTAATTTTACCTAAGCTTCTATTAACAGAATTAAAAGCTCCCTTTGTATGATCGGTTGCCTTAACTCTTATTTTGTAATCACTTGCCATTATTTATCTGCCTATTCTTTTCCTGTAAATATGCTATCCATCCGTTAAATTCAGATAAGGTCATTTTTTCTTCTAACTCCTCAAGAGTTAATTTAAGAGTTTCAGCTAAATAATATTTTGCAAATAATTCCTTATCTGTACTTACTTTTTTAGTTGATCCTCAAAACTTTCACTAGACATAATTTGTCCAGTTACTTCAGCCAATACATCCTTATCAACATGATTCATAAGGTCATGTTTATCGCCTATAGAAAATATTTTTTCCATATTTTCATCTAGGGCTTTTGTTATTAAGCAATATGCCATTAACTCAACATCGTTGTCCTGTGCAAGTTTTTGCATTTTAGACATCTCTGCAAGAGTTAATGGCTTTGCGTAAATGGTTAATTCCCATTCAGGCACTTCGATTTTCTTGATACCAAGAGAATCAAAATGCTTCTTAGCACTCTCTATCGCACTCATGTTATGCAGTCGCTAACGTAAGTGCGCCACTGCCCTGAATTGAGATAGATGCTTCAACTAACGAATCGTTATTCGCTGTTATTGAAACACCAGTCACAATAGCTGTACCGCTATAGTATTTGTCGCCCGTTGTTGACCCCTCGGGATAGAACTTAATAGTCACTGAGCTACCTACAGTCAATGCTGTTTGTGCTGTATCAACTTCATCCCAAAAAACATCAATGCTGCCTGAGAAAGAAGTTGTTGATGCTTCGAAAGTTTTGCTTGTATTACCAAGCGCAGTGCTTTCAATAACATCTGCCGTTTCATCAACGGTATAACTTCTAATGCTAGCTATCGCATCTGTTCCAACGTGTACAGTACCTTCGCTTCCT